CGCATAGGCTCAAGAAAATGCTTACGATTGGCGTGGAGAGCTTTAAAGTTGACGAACTTTCTGTGCTCATAGTAATCTCCAAGATGCAATATATTAGTGATACCATGCTCTTTGAGATATGGAAAAAAGATTTCACTATAGAATCTTTCTTGATAGTTCAAAAATATATCAGAGGAATTTCTGACACCGCAATGAGTGTCATTAAGAATAGCTACTTTCATAGGGGTTACACCATAAATAATTCTAGTTTGTCTTTCTCTTTTTCAATCTTAGCAAACTCTTTTATCTTAGCATCCTTGGTTCTAACTTGATCAATCCTTTGTCTCAACTGATCCACATACTCCATAGTTTGCTGAGCTCCATTAGAGTCCATACCCATAGCTGCAAAATCTTCAATACCCATTCTTTCTATGAATCTAAACTTAATGTCTTGCTGCTTCTTTTCTTTAGTGATACGTCTAATAAACGCAAAGTAACAAATTTGAGTAAAATAAGAAAATGCATTAGGGTTACCTGTTCTAGTAGCAGTTTCAATTCTGTAATTATTGATTGCTCTTAAACAGTTTTCAACTCCATCCATTACCATTTCTTCACGATAGGTATATCGAACAAAGTTTGGTCTATGTGATAGTCCTTCAGATATTTTCATGAAGCATGTTGCTACATAATTAGTTACCTTAGGAACTTCAAGATCTTTTTCCTTTGCTTCATTAGCAGATTTAACGTATTCAACAACAGCCAAAGAAAACTCTTTGTTGTTAACGTAGTGTGGTTTAGCTTTAGCTTTAGTAGTCATTTGTATCTCCTTTAATATAGTCTATTATAACACAAAATAAGGTCAATGTACATCATTATTTTAATTTAATTTATTTTACTTATTTTGAATAAAAGGATGTACAAATGCTTAAAAGTGTGATATAATATAGATGTTACCGGGGAGGTTAGGGGTATACTATAATTAATGAACCGTTTCTTTACCTACATGATCCGTACCGGATGCATACCATTCTTCTTCATTAGTATCATCAAGATAATCATCTTCAATGTTATCAGGACCAGCTTCATCTTCTCTGGTACAGAATCGAATGTACGAATGTTTCGACTCCTCAATGATACCACTTTGCATAACGATAGAACTCTTAAGTATTTTAAATAGATTCTGTTCAGAGAATGGGAACCAAGATGAAAACATATATACCCCTAGATTGGATACATGCACGACCGCAGGTCGTTCAATGATGAACGCATTCTCGGTAGCATTGTTAACTAGACCGATGATTTCTTCACCATTAGTTAGTTTAAAATGTCTGATGTCTAATTTTTCTATAGTCATTATATCTCGATATTGTGTAGTTTATAATCAAATTTTTCACGACTGTAAATTCGAATTCTTTCAGCAGCGTGTTCAAGTGTATAATTCTTTTTAGATTTCCAATGTAGATCATCCGCAATATCGTATACCTTAGTATCTATACCGTCTTCAGACTTACGTAATCCACGGCCTATCGACTGCAATACACGAATCTGGGACTTACTCGGAGACGCAAAAATTATGTTATGAAGGCGTTTAATATTAATGCCAGTTGAAAAAGTACCCATAGAAGCAACGATAATTGCGTCATCTTGTCTTTCGGTAAGCTCCCTAATTTGTTCTCTCGTATCCACATCGGTTTCACCTGAGACATAGAACAACCTCCTATCATTTCTTGGCAATTCATCAAACTTTTCCTGAAGCATTGTATGTAATGGCTTACCATGTTTTTCTACAAATTGAAACAGTATTAATGTATTACCTTCTAGATCCATAGCCAAATTAGCTATGAAGTTATTTCTTGGTTCGTACTTTACAATAAAATCAATCTCATCTTGGTATTTCATTTTAGAGACTAACTTACAATACTCATCGCTATACTTTAATAGTAATACAAAGATATCTAAACTGGCTAATGATTTTTGTTCAATCAATTTAGCCGTTGTAGTAACCTTAAATACTGGACCAAACAAACCTTCTAAAACTAATTGATGAGTTTGCGATCCATCTAAAGTTCCTGTAGTACCAACTCTATAACCAGCCTCTACACATTTTTCCAATATAGACGTCAATGATTTAGCTTTAAAGTTATGAGCCTCATCGCCAATAACCATACCGAAATCTTGGAACCATGGCGACTGCATCTTATATATCGATTGCCAAGTACTAATAATAACTCTTTGTTTAATGTTGTACTTTTCTTTACCGCCATAGATCTTATGGCAGTTTTCTTCTACAGACCAATCATCAGTAGTACTATAATCTGCAAAATCCGAATACATTTGCTCAACCAAAGATGTTGTAGGTACAATCAATAATATGCTTTGATCATGGTATTCTAAAAAGTACCGAATTGCTAGATATATGATTAAACTCTTACCAGAGGCCGTCGGGCTTAATAGTAATGCCTTTCTATCTGATAAGGTGCACGAGAGTGCATCAAGTTGGTAGTCCCTTGGTGTTATCCTTTCTCCGTTAGCAGAGAGTGACAGACCCTTGAGGAAGGTATCTATGTCAGGTAGTTCGGTTGCATTAGGCCTACCATACACCGAATTGTCCTCTATGATGAGTTCATAGTCCCTAACATCGGCAAATTCCTTCAAATACTTAAGTAAACCGCCGTATATTACCTTTTTTCGTACATCATATAGGCGTATTTTGCCGTCCCACATACGATTTTTGTATGCTGGCATGAATTTATACCCTTCAACGAAGAAGCAAAAGTGCTCTGAGATTTCCATCTCTATCCCCGGTTCAGTCACTAACTGGAGAAAGACTTCATTCTTCTTTTTAACTATTATTTTTTCCAAGTCACAATTCCGTCGTATAATGCATATGTAAACTTATTAGTCTTTAATTCATAACCTTTAAAGTCTACAATTTTTTCTTTAGAGTTTTCTGAGATAAAATCTCTCAGCTGAGACAAAGAATGCCATTTACCATTCTTCTTTTCTATTTTATCTATAAGGGTCATTTAGTATCCACCACTCTTAAACCATCCTTTACCTTTTAATTGAAAACCACCACTAGCAACTATAACTTTTTTCAACTCTTCTTCTTTACATTCAGGGCAAGTTGATAGTGGATCATCTACAATTCTTTGCATTTTCTCGAATGCGTGATCGCATTTCTTGCATACGTAGTTATATGTCGGCATTAACTAATTTACTCCAATCAGTATCTTCATCCATCAATTCGACTCTATCGCCGTAATGATCTTTTATCTTATCCCATATTCCAGCGTTATTCATTCTCAGACGATACAGATCTTTATGACATTTATATAATGAACCACTAAAGCCGTAAAAGTCGACTTCATCTTTGTTATCAACTACTGATTTAATTCCACTATTCATTTGCCATGAGTCACCGTATAGATAACCACCGCTCCATCCTGCGAGAACTTTGTATAATGGTTTATCTTCAAAATCCATAATCTTAATGACAACCCAGTTGTCTGGTGTGTTTATCAAAATGTGGCCCATCTTATATGTTTACGATAGTCTTTTTCGAATCGACTAATTAATTCTTTATATGTCAGCAATGTTTCTGTTTGCAATTCATCTAGCCAATCTTGAAGTTTATTCCAATCTTCAGCTCTCATTGGCGCAACACTGTACTCAGATTTACCACCCCAGTATTCCTGTTCGTCTAATCCATATATGTCAATACGGCCGCACGAATATTTCTCTAGATATTCTTTATACTCGTACTCGCGACCTAGAATTTTTGAAGTCTTTTTCATAGTAACAAATGGAATATCTCGAGTCTCGTACCACTTAGTAGATATTGGTCCCATCCAATTTGTGTTATAGCTAATCATTGATTACATCCCGCTAGTGAATTTATTCCACTCAATAATATTTTTAATATTTTGATGTCTCCACTTTACGTTTTCAAGTATTTCTTTTAACGTATCGACGAGCTCTTGCGTGTAATGCATTTTGGCTTGATGCTCTTGGATTAATGGATCTGCATCATACCACTTATCCATATCTCCTTTAAGTACTGTTAAACCATTCAAAGGATCGTATTCCCATCCTTTAGCATCAATTTCTACTTTACTTAATTTACCATTGTAGTGCATAAATTTATCACGCAGCAATACCTTAAACTGAAGATCTAATTTCTTAAATCTTAGTCTATTAATAGAATATAGTTCTAGGTATTTTGAATGAAGTTTAGCAGAATCTCTAGCAGATTGGTCTAATTGTAATTCATCAATGATGGAATCTTTCTTCCACATTTCAAGTATTGTTTCAAGGTTATTCATTATATCTCCATAGTATAGAATTATTTATAAGGTATAAAAATACCTACTTTATTTCATAATAAGAATAATGTAAAGTTACGTCAGCTTGTAAGTACTCGATATCAGTTTGTTGAGTTGAAAATTCAACGGCAGATAAAGTAGTTGGGAAGCAATCTTTAAATGTAATCTCTTTTGTGACATTATTATGGCTACTCAATATTGCTAAGGTAGCGTCTGATTTAAACTTTTCACCCTTATTGATTATATTATGCATCCAATTAAACATTTCGATATAGTTTTCCATATCTTCTGTAATGTTAAATCTAATAGCTAAATCTCCAAACGCAATTCTGTCACCGGTCATAGCAAGGTTAGAACCTTTATATGGAACGGCAGCTTCAGATAGAGTTAAATCTGGCAGAGTGGCTGAGGTACAAAAGTATTCAACATTAGAATATTGCGTTGAATCAATTTTGAATTGAAACCCTGTAGGGCTTAAAAAGTTTTTATTTGAAGTAGTCATATATC